ATACAGAACTATCCAACACTTCAAATAACTTATCGGCAGGAAGACCATTCTCGCCCCACTCAGCTTTAACATAGTCCACCGCGCACTGTGCACCCCACTTTGCTAGAAAGGGCGGCATCACTTCTTTCACTACCGTTGAGGTGCCATAGAGTGGCCTCCCATCAAGGGTATGCAAGTGCGCGCCCTTCTCATCTGTGTACTTGTATTTGTTTTCGACAATCATTTGAATACGTAAATAATTAATCCCACGAGCACAATAACGGTAAGTGCAATACTAAAGCAGATTGACACCCCCCGATCGAAGTCAACCTCTTTAGGCTTGCGGTCGATCAGTTCCTGGAGCTCGTTTTTGTTCATATGGGTTAATGCCGTGCACGTGCTTGGCTACCGCTCCGACCAGCGCGGCTACATGATCGATATTGGTTGGGTCAAAGGTTTCCATAGGGAGATTCAATTACGAACTTTTTTAATGGGGTGTTATTGATCTCGTGCGTCATTACTCGTGCCACATCTGGGAACCCGCGATGTTTAACGTCATCGATGACTGCACGAGCGAACGAATACTTCCCGTCTTGCAGGGCTTCATGAAAAATGTCCATAGCAGCCTCGAGCCAGACGTCGTTTTGATGTAATGACATACGATCTCAAATAACCTAATAAATAGGAGTTGAGCAGGCGCTAGGGGTATACCACGCAGTGTAGCCCTTAGAGGGTGCCTAATAATCCCCGCGCCTACCGTCTCCATGTCGGGAGTATACACGAGGGGTGTAGACAAGTCAAGCACGGGGGCTGTGGACAAGATGGGGACAAGAAGTGGACAGGGGGCGTTGACTCCCAAACCGCCTTATGATATAAGGGTGGTATGAATATGGACGCAGATCCTATGGCTCCCTTCAGGGAATGGGGCAGGAAGGGGGCAGCAATTACCAATAAGAAGCTCACAAAGGAAGATCGGTCGCGGTCTGCAAAGAAGGGGTGGAATACTCGTCGTAACAAATCTTCCAATGAGGTACGCCAGTGAACTCGCGGAAGTGGAGGTAATTCCGAGCGGCCTGTTTATCGATAAATTGACCGGTATTGGGGGTATTCCACGTGGGGTCATAACCGAGATCTTCGGAGACGAGGGGGTAGGTAAGAGCTCGCTGTGCTTGCAGATCGTAGCGGCCGCTCAAAAACAAGGGCTGCGTTGTTTATGGGTGGACGTGGAGTTTAGCTACGCGCTCGGCTATGCGGCCAGCCTCGGAGTAGACAACAGCAAGCTCGGGCTCATTCGAGATCGAATTGCAGAATCAGTGATAGATCAAGTGGTTGAAGAGATAGACACAGGCGACTGGGATCTTGTGGTGTTCGACTCCATTGGCGGAGCAACCGCCCGCGCAGAGCTCGAGAAAAGCTCGGAGGGGAAGGTCATTGGTGCCCAAGCTGGGCTCGTAGCACGCTTCTGCCGGCGCATCGTGGGGAGCATTGCCCCCGAGAACACCAACACCGCGGTCATTGTGATCAATCACTCGTTTGTGGACATTATGTCTGGGAAGATCATGTCGAGCGGCGGCAAGAAGCTCGCTTTCCATAAAGCTATTTCGATACGGCTCAAGAACAAGATGGGCATGGTCCTCAAGCAGGGAGATCGTAAGGTGGGGCGTGTGGTGGTTGGGGAGGTAAAGAAAAACAAGCTCGCCCCCACAGAGGGCCTCGAAGTGGAGGGGAATCTCCTCTTCGGAGAGGGATTCAGTGCCCAAATGGATCTCCTGCAAGAGGCGCTTGATCGTAAGATCATTACCAAAGAGGGTCGGAGCTACTTCTTCGAAGGGCAGAAGGTGAGCTCGGGGCTCCCGGCACTGCGGCAGCTATGTCAAGATGAGAATTTCGCAGCGAAACTTAAAGCAGCAATGGTATGAAACCTGGAGAAAAGATCCCCCAAGACCAGATCGAGTGTCCGCTGTGCCATAGACCCTATAGTTTCATTCGTGCACGGGTTACGCTCAAAAACCCGTATCGTAATATGTGCCTCGAGTGTGGATCCAGACTAGAAAGAGAGGGTAAGTTGTAGTTTTCCACATATTCACAGGTTATGCACAGTGACAACAATTCTGTTGTACCTGTACAATTGGTGAATGATAGATGTTGGATTTTATTCGTACCTTAAGACGCCCACGCCACGTACCAACATCCGTGTGTGTGGGCTTTTTAGGGTATGAAAAAAGAAGAAGCTGTAAAGGAATGCGGTCACAAGATCTACTTTAATCAGCAGTTACCACTTATTTTTGTGGGCGTAGTAGGAGATATAGCCATCTTTTTATGTGAACACTGCAATGAGCACATTATTACTCCCTTTTACCACCCAATGTCATGAAGTACCAAAAGGGATCTTTTGTAATACTTCCCAACCGGTACGCACTACGAACCCTTAGCACCGGCGCCTTATCAATATACGTTCATTTGTGCGACTTTTCCGATTCTAATGGGCTGTGCTGGCCTTCGAGGAGCACGCTATCAAATCGTATAGATATGCACCCCAATAGTGTAGACCGATACATTAATGAGCTCATAGAAAAAGGGCTTATTTCTAAGTCTGGTAGGGTACGACATGATGGCAGTAGATCTACCAATGAATACCAACTTTGTCTAGTCCCCTCACCACCCATAGTGAGGGGTATCACCACCCATAGTGAGGGCCCCCTCACCACCCATAGTGAAGCAGAACTATATCCATTATTAACTAACTCCATAGAAGGGGGGCGCGATGAAAATCGCGCCAATATACCCATTACTTTAGAGCCCGATACGGACGCCCCTCCCAAGACTCCGAGGGTAATTCCAATGCCCTATTCAGTTCAGAAGACTAAAGATGCGTGGAAAGCTGGTCCACTCTCCCTACAGGTCCTTGAGTGGTTTTTTAGCGAAAAGAATCTTTGGAAGAAGTTTGATACACCAACAAAACTAAAGGCGGCTATGAGGCGCCACACAAAGGCGGCAGAGAGACTGGCTAACGCTAAGTGGTCTAAAGCGGACGTTATTAACGCAAGGAAAAAAGCTGCGTTTAATGCAGATATGGAAGACGAGTGGACACTAGAGACGATCGAGAAATATCTAACAAAATGACCGAATCGGTAATACTCCCCATAGCAGATGCCGCTCAACTGCAAGTGCAAGACACGAGCAAGCAGATTTCGTGTGGGTTCTCTGACTTGGACAACTGCATGGATGGAGGGTTCCGCGAGGGGGATTTTACTATCATTTCTGGGGTGCCCGGGGATGGGAAGACAACGCTCGCTCGTATGTTTACTCTAAATCTCGCAAACCGAGCTATCCCATCGCTCTGGTTCTCGCACGAAATGACAGTGCGTGAGCTCTGGGATAGTTTTGAAAAGATGGGCGCCGATAAGTCTCTGATATCATATGTGCCACTGGACCTCGAGGACGATCTGGACTGGATGTTCAAGCACTGCGATCGGGCGGTAGAGCAGTTTGGGGTCAAAGCGATTTTCATCGATACCCTCGGAGACATTGTGAAGAGTGTTAAGAAGCAACAAGAGTTATCTAACTACGCCACATACCTCGCACAAATCTGTAAGGACCTGCGTATGTACGCGATCCGCAAAAATGTGATGATCTTTGCGGTCGCCCACGCCATTAAGCAGCCGCGCAGTAAGACCAACGAGACGGACAACAGCGACATCGCCAACAGCAACGGGATCCCCGCCGCGGCAACCAACATATTCCACATTTGGCGCGACGCTGAAGAGACTAACTTAAGCTACGTTAAAATAGGCAAATCACGTCGTGACGGGACCAAGAAGGGGTATAAGTTTAAGTTTCGGTTTAAGGACTATAAGCTGTTTGCCGAGGGCGTGCACGATGATTCATTAATGAAAGAGGCATGGAGCAACTTTTAAGACCAAGAGAACAGCAAGAGGACATTGAGTGGCTAGCCGAGCTCTATGCGATCAAAGCTCGTCTCGTGCGGGATAAACGAGACAACTTATTGCCAGATATAGACGAGGAAATTCGCAAGGCAAAGGACTCTTTGGATCGGGAAGATTGGCGGGAGCGACAAGCTAAGGCGGACGCCCACTGCAAGGCTCGCGGGTGCACTGATAAGCATATTTGCTGGCGATATGGACTCTAAAATACTCAAACAGTGTGCGGACAAGTTTCAAGCTGCTCGCCAAGATCTCATTGGCGGGGCTGAACTCCTGTACCAGATCTCCACCGAGGAACTGTACAAAGGAAAGTACGACAGCTTCGGGGACTATGTGGAAGAAGAGTGCAAGATCTCCCGCTCAATGGCCTCCAAGCTCGTGAATACGTACGGGTACTTCGTACTCAAGGCGGGAGTTTCGCCGCGAAACTTAGCAGACGTGGACCACGAAAAGCTCTACCTCGCTATGGGATTGCCTGGGAGCCCCATGAAACAACTCGCGTCGGCTCGTGAGCTATCCCGCTCTGAAATCCGCCAAGAGCTCAAAGATCCCGAGGACAAGTGCTTGCATGAGCACACATATACTATCTGCTCGGCCTGTCATAAGAGACTGAAATGAAAAAGATCCGCACCAAAGCTCGTAGAGGACTCCTGATTCGTAAGGCGGACGCTCGCTGGAGCCTCAAGGTTCGCACTGGGGCGGCAGATAAGAACGGTATGGTGAAGTGCTTTACCTGCGACTATGTCGCACCGATCAAGAAAATGCAGTGCGGCCACTACATCAGCCGCGCCTATAAATACACCCGTTGGGATCCCGACAACATGAGGCCGCAGTGCTACGGCTGTAACGTGCTCGCTCGTGGTAAGGCGCACCTTTTCAGGGAGAATTTGGTAAACGAAATAGGCGAGGATCGCGTCAAAGCGCTCGAGGCGCGCGCTAAGCCACTGTTCGTGGAAAAGGACTCGTGGATCGAGGAGCAGATAATCCGTGCTTTTGTATGAAAAAAGATCTATCAGCACGCGAGGAACGATATGTACGCGACTACCTACGCGCCCATGCTGAAGGCTGGCTCTATCAGGAAATGAAAAAGCTCGAGTACCGGCAAGGCATAGAGGAAATGTGCCTCAAGCTCGTAGAGCAATTCAAAGTCCGCTACATCAGCCAATGTGCCACCTGCGGGGCTCGTAGAGACACCGAGCAGGAGAATATACAAAATCTTATATGATGCCTGACACTACTTACGAGGACGACGACTGCTGCGACGACGAGGAAGGCTCGATTGACGTAGCGCACACCCTCGAGGAATGGGACGAGGACGACTAGTGGCTCAAGAGAAACCACACCAAACCCACCAATAAGAGCACCCCCAACTGTGCCAAGCGTATGCTCCACCTAAACCACCGCTGGTTTTGTAGGTAGATCATTTGCATTTCCTTGCGCGCCCACTCCTCGTTAAAATCCTCTCGTTTCATTTTGTGGTACTCCATGCTAGGCAGTCTGTCTTAGTCGAGTAGTGTACTCTACCGTGGGCAACCCAATATACACCATACTGTTTTTATGGCACCTCGCCTCTTGTGGTAAGCCGTAAAACGCTAGGTTGTCGCCTTCAAACTGTACCCAACCTATATATGTGTCGCCTGCATATAATTGGATAGATAAATGCTTTTTATAGTTTTTCACTTTAGCTCGTAGCGCTTTGCGGGTTGCCATATAGTTATTGCTCCTCAACTAGTAATTTACGCTCCTCCATTTGGTCAAAGCACCACCAAAACTCGTCTATAGCTTCCTGCTTGTTTTTGGCGGAAATCTCAAACCATACCGCTGGCAGTGTTACTTTGTAGGTTTTCATAATGGTGTTATTCAATGCCTGCCGCACCTTTTAGCGCGCTGTATATAAACTCCTGTTGTTCGTCTTTGCTGTAATAGGCCAAGTTCTCTGCCAAGTCTCCCGCAATATCCCAAAACCCCTCGGCTCCTTTCTCGTCCTCGCCACTCCAAAACCCGTCCCTATAGAGCTTTCCTACACGCATAGCGTCCATATTTAGCACTCGGTTGTCTAAAATCATATCCCTGTTTCTTTAACTATTAATCCGCACCGCTTACACTTTTTGTGTCTGCTTGTGGGTCGCACGATAAACTCATGTTGGCAGTTAGTTTGCAGGTGCATTTTGGGCAAGTATTTGTGGGTAATCCTCGGCAATGTGCTGTGCTATCTCATACCAATTAACCTCATTGAGAAACGCTAGGGCATAGTCCTCTGCTAAGTTGGGTTTGCTGCTGTCGTCAACGTAGTTTGCTATTTGTTCTTCGGCGTAGTCTTTAAGGTGCTCCGCAAGCTCGCGCACGCTCTCAAAAGTCTCATGCTCGGGCTCGCTCATGTGATAATCTGCCCACCCGTCAATCATTTCTAAGTTAACCCGCCATGTGGCGTAGTTACTCCACCCGTTGTATGTTTCTTTTTCCATACCTGTATGCAATAAGCTAATCCCACCACACCCGCAGTATGGCCTTTTGTATGGCGGCCTTCTCTTCGCTCCATGAGCCTAGCAAATCGCACGCCTCCCTACCGCCTACCCAGTCCACCTCGTCCGCCCCAAAACGCTCCCGCACCAACAACTCAAGCTCCAGCTCCTTGCCGGCTACCGGTAGTATATAGAGCGTATCAGCGTTGTATTGATCATCCTCAATGTCGCGTAGCGGTATAAGCTCCGCATATGCCCCAAACCGCCCCCACACAAACCCGCGCCACAACGTGCTATTTTCCTCTAGAGCTCGCACCACATGCTCGCCGTTAAAATTATTAAATGTGCTCGCCTTCATCAGGTCTGCTACTATGCTTTGCGTGTAATTCATATCTATCCCCAAAAATTAACACCCCCAATAATACACACAATCGCACCCCCAATAAATACGCCCAGTAGCACCCATTGCACGCGCTTCAGGATTCGGTTCTGCCTGCGTGCGCGCAATTCGTGATATAGGTTGCTTTGCATAGGCTCTATTTTTTAGCTGCTAAACTGTGGCCGATTCTCTGACATAGAGGTGAGGGGTTTCTTAGTAATCAGTTGCCTTTATACAAGCCGCAAGCTGTAAAAAAGGTCTTAGGGTTAAAATTTGTGTTGTCGGCGGCCATTACTGCCGCAATGCGCCCCGCCACCACTTCTATAGCTATCATCGCGTCCTTATTGTGCTGTACATCTTTAGCAGATTCTTTTATAGCGTCTGCAATTACTATGTAGTCTTTGCGAGTCATAAGCCTATTTAAGGTGGTGCCGAAGGTCTGTTAATAGGTTTATGCACGCTTCGGCGCACGCTTTTTCAGTCGTGCCCCATTCGTACTGTTGAGCCAAATTGCGGTAGTGCCGCAACAGTTCACTAATGCGATTCTCAATGGTTTGCATTGTTTCTTTTTGTTTACTCCCCCGCCCCTATGTCAAAGAATCCGCCGCG